GCGGGAAACAAAAAAACCACCCCGGACAGGATGGCTTGTAAGGCTGTGAAAACAGCAAAAATTTGGTGGCCCCTGTTGGGTTTGAACCAACGACCAAGCGATTATGAGAACCATTCTGGCCAACCGAAAAACAATAACTTATTTAAATAACAATGAGTTAAAAAATAAATATAGGGCAATATAGGGCAATAAACCTAACTTCATGCGACACTTTTGCGACATTTTGTAAGAGGGTTCAGCCTTACGGCATCTTCAAAATGATCGGGGGCAAAATGGGCGTATCGCATTGTCATTTTTATGTCTGTATGACCGAGTATTCTTTGCAAAACGAGAATGTTTCCACCGTTCATCATGAAATGGCTCGCGAAGGTATGCCGCAAAACATGGGTCATTTGACCGTCTGGCAATACAATGCCAGCCCGTTCAATCGCTGAGCGAAAAGCGTAATAGCAAGGGGTAAACAGAGGGCCATTTCGTTTAGGTAGTTCGTCAGCAAGCACAGGGTCAATCGGTATTGTGCGATTTTTCTTTCCTTTGGTTTTAACAAAGGTGATTTTACTTCCCGATATCTGGGAGCTTTTCAAGCTTTCAGCCTCACTCCATCTTGCTCCTGTCACTAAACAGAGCTTGGCAACCATTTCCAGATCCTTAGCTGAGCTTTTGCGACATTCATGCAGAAGCAAGCCGATCTGCTCATCTGTAAGATAGGCCATCTCGCTCTCGTCAACGCGAAATTGGCGGACGTTTTCAAGTGGATTTGGTTGTATCCATTCACCTAATCTTCGAAGTTCGTTAAACACTGCGAGAAAATACGCAAGTTCAAGGTTTAAGGTGCGGGGGGACACTTTTGCTATTCGTTTTGTTCGAGCAAAATGGCCGCCTAAGCGTTTAGCTCGATAGGCTGTAAAAAGTTGCGCATTAAATTCTGTGGCAAGAGGGAAGCCCATACACTCGGCAGCCCACAGCATAGCACTTCTACGCTTTTCACCATCATTCAAGGTGATGCCATGGCGGCTAAACCACAGCTCGATCAATTCGGTCAGACGACGTTTTTCTTTTCCTTCCCCGAGCCAAGGGGCTGATTCAATTTGCTCGAGTGTGTAATTTTCAAACGCAAGTGCTTCGCCCTTAGTGGCGAACTTTTTACGAACCCGCTTACCCTCATTACCGTTACTGCGATCAACGGTGTAGAAGTCTGCTATCCAACGACCGTCGGGCAATTTCCTTACTGGCATTGTTTATTCCACCGTCAGCACAATACGTCCAAGTACAGTGATGTCATCAATAGCGCAGTCAAAAGCTGCCCCATGACCACTAACACGCACTTTTTTAACAGGTATGCGAGTTAGTGTGCGTATGCCTACTTTTCCCTCTATTTCTACTAGCCATAAACCGTCGTGAACCTCGTCGTATTGCTCATCAACGATGTGCTGAGTGCTGCCGCTGATTAAGCATATAGGGGAGGTAGGGAGATTGTTTGGATCAAGGAATATCCCTTTGTCGAATAGAACGCTATCAGTGTCATGGAGTTGGCCGTTAATTAGTTTTTTTCTAATTAGATTTAGTGTGTCCGGTTTGACATCCCGAAGGCTAACCCCTTGCCCTGTTACCAACCATTCAATGCTGGTTCCTGTTTCCAACGCGCATTGCAAGACAATATCCGCTGGAAAAACATCACGTTTATACCGAGCTGACAGGCTGCTGGCGGCAATGCCTAAGTGTTCAGCAAGCTGCATTTTCATGCTGAAACCATAGGCGGCCACGACTCTATCAAGAGTTTCTGAAGTTGATTTAGGGAAAGTGAAATTTAGGTGTTTGCTCATATCTGAAGTTGACACTTAGAATTTATCTAAGTAATCTCCGTGTTGTTTTGAATTAGACTCATATTGCCGGATATTGCCGTATCTGGCGCTAATCAAGGAAGTTTGCCTTATGCGACCTAACATTACAATTGTCATCCCTGAACCCTACCTCCCGCTAGATGAGTATTGCCGCCGTACCCGAACTAACAAAGAAACAGCTAAGAATTTGATTGAATACGGAAAATTGCCTATCAAGCCAAAGGGCAAGCAGAAGAAGGGGCTCATTGAAGTGAACATGGCAGCCCTGACAGTGCAGGCCCTGAGTGAATGTAGCGTTTCTCTTCAGGCTTAATCTATTTTATCGATTAGAGTAGATCTAAACATGTTTGATTACGCTGTTTCTAAACATCCGCACTTCGATGAAGCCTGCCGACAGTTTCCAGCTCGCCACAATGTGACGGCGCTTGCTAAACAGCTCGGCATGAACGCCCAAACGCTGCGCAACAAATTGAGTCCGGGCCAGCCGCATCAGCTCACTTGTGCTGAACTGCTGGCGATCACTGACGCTACAGAGGATTCCAGCCTGATTGATGCCTTGCTGGCACAAATCAACTGCATGCCGTCCGTGCCTGTCAATGAGGCTTGCGCCGGGAATATTCCAACGTATGCACTGCAGGCTACGGCCGCAGTTGGCAGCGTCGCCGCCGCCGCCGTGCAGGGCGACCACAAAACGCCGGTACGCAAAAGCGCACTGCTTGAAAGCGTCAACACGGCGATCCGCCATTTGTCGCTGATCGGCTTGACCGTTCAGAACCGCATCCAATCCACCCCGGCTCTGGCCTCCACCGTTGACGTGATCAGCGGATTGAGCGCTGTTGCTGGTTTAAGCTGAGGTGATCACCGTGGTTATTTCTATCGCTCCACTGCTGAAACAACAAAGCCCATCGCGGCATTTTGAACACGGTTTCATTGAACTGCCGGGCGGCAAGCGCTGGCGCCCACGTCACGATCAGGCGGCCTTACTGCGTGGCCTGTCAACGGTTAAGCCAGTTTCACCGCTGCGCCGTTTTTTCTGCCGTTAATTGGGGCTGTCATGTTGTTGGCTACTGAAACACAAAAAGCGATCGGCATTAAGCGCATTTCACAGATTAAGCGTGAGCTGTTCCCTCATAAGCAGAATCAGGCGCAAGAGGCTTTTGATAAGTCGCCGGAACATATCCGCAGAACTGTTTGTTTTCATGCCGGGCTGAAAGAGCGGCATATAAAAATGAAGTTTGCAGAAATGAGTTATTCAGAGCGTAAACAAATCGTGTGGGCGCTGAATGACCTGATTGATTTATCAAAAACCTTACCGCGATTTATCAGTGATGATGATTGCGAATTAAACGTTAATTAACCGCATTGCGTAATTCTGGCGTTAACCCGCCGGGCATCGCTTTGTCTGAAATAAGGATTAAATATGTCGAATGTCATTTTTATGGGTTTAGACCCGGCAAAGCAAGGTAGCGATATTTCACAGGTGGCTGTGTTGCTTGACCACGCCCGCCTTGATGAGCGTAAGAATCAAGCCGATCTCGCCGCTGCTCGTCTGGTGCGTTTGGCTGCACATATCTCTAAGAACGGTTTAACGGCTATTGAAGCTGTTGAGTTGCTCCGCCAAGAGGCTGAAGCCATCGAGCATCAAGCGCAGGAGCTGCACTAATGACTAACGTCGTTGAAGTTAATGGCACTTTCGCCATTATTAAAGTTGAAGCGCGAGACTCTAGCGCGGAAGCTTTAATTTTGGCTGACGTAAAAACCGATAAGGAAACTAAAAAGAAATATTATCCAACAAGAGCGGTTTACTCTAATGAGTTAAAGCTAATTTCTGACCTCATTAATTTATCAGTTAATCGAGGTGTTTTTCTTCAGTCGATTAACAGCATTAGCGATGTCATTAAGGAATCGCACCGCCTCGCGGAATTAGGGCGACAGGCTCTAATTCAACTGAACAAAAAATCGGAGTTGCACTAATGGCCGATTTGATGGACTACGAACAGGAGCGGCAAGCGCTGGTACTAAACGCGCAGATCGCCAACGCCCGCAAATCCTCTGCGCTGCCTTCTGCCTTTGTTTGCGAAGAATGTGATGCTCCGATTCCTGCCGCGCGCCGCGCTGCCGTTCCCGGCGTTGATACATGCGTAAGCTGTCAGCAGATCCGCGAGACGCAAAGTCACCTTTACGCGGGGAAGGCATGACGGAGTTCTCTATTTTGTTCGGCCTGCTGGCGTTGCTGGCAGGTCATTTTATTGCGGCTGATTTGAGCGATTCAGAATTTGCACGCAGACCAGAAAACCAAAATTACGATTAAGGAAATAACATGGAAATTAAAATCGGCTCTGAGTTTGTTATCACCAGCGATAACCTGCAATTCATTCTTAGTACGGTGAAGGTAGGGAAAACAGGAAAAAGCGAAGGCCAAGAGCGTTACGAGGCTATTGGCTATTACCCTACGATTAACCAGCTTGTGAACGGCCTTATTCATCACAGCGTCCGTAATTCCAGTGTTAATAGCATTGCATCATTGGGCGCGGAAATAGGTCGTATTGGTAACCTGTGCCAAGAGGCTTTTGCGGTGTGTGAGGCTCGCAATGCAAATTGATAAGCGCTGCTTAGAAGAGGGCACTATTAATCTGGTATCTGTTTCTGGTGGTAAAGATAGCCTTGCTCAATGGTTATTAGCTCGTGAGGCTGGCGCTGAAGTTCTGGTGGTATTCGCTGATACTGGTCACGAACACCCGCAAACTATGGAGTATCTGGATTATCTAGAAAGCAAGTTAGGGCCGATTCGTCGTGTTAAGGCCGATTTCTCTGATCGCATAAAGGGCAAGAGAGAATTCATAGCTGAGCGTTGGCCTGTGACGCTGGTAACTGAGTGCGGGTATACTGAGGCACAAGCCGCCACAATTATCGAACTGGCGCTAAAAACACTTCACCCAACCGGTATTCCATTTCTTGACCTCTGCATGTGGAAAGGGCGTTTCCCTTCCACTAAAGCTCGCTTTTGCACTTTCGAGTTAAAGCATAACCCTATACGTGATCAGATTGTCGTTCCACTACTGGACGAATACGACGAAGTTATTAGTTGGCAAGGTGTTCGTGCTGAAGAATCTTCGGCGCGTGCTGCATTACCTGTTTGGGAAGCCGATGCGGACAATACCCGTGGCCTGAGCATTTACCGTCCGATTCTTGAATGGAAACATGCTGATGTTTTTGCAATGGCGAAACGGCATGGCATCAAACCAAACCCATTGTACGAACAAGGGTGTAGTCGGGTTGGGTGTATGCCGTGTATTCACGCTTGTAAATCTGAGCTGGCCGAGATATTCAGCCGCTGGCCAGAGGAAATTGCCCGTGTAGCGGAATGGGAAAAACTGGTGGCCGCATGTTCGCGCCGCGGCAATTCAATGTTCTTTCCATCGACGCAAGATCCTGCAAAGGCAGAACGCCGGATTGCATGCATTACAGTGGAGTCTCATGGAATTGAAACCTACCGCGATTGGGCCATGACTACACGCGGTGGCCGCCAGTTTGACCTTGTGGCCGCGATGAATGATCGCACAGCCTGCAGCAGTATTTACGCCGGTGTATGCGAGTGAACCAAACACTAACCGCCTACGCTTACCCATGGAACGAACCGCGCCCGGCAGTTGCCGGGCCGGTGAGACCGCTTACCCGTGACGAACACGCTCAGGGGCAAGCTGTTTTAACCAATATCCGCCGCCTGCCGCGCTTCCTCAGTGCCATGTTCCTGACACGTTACACCAACTTGCTCAAGAGCAAAGGGCTGCACGATGCCAACAAATGGCTGGTGTTCCAGTTCGATCGCCGCATCTGGCCACGCCTACAAACTGTCAGCGCTAAAAACGCCATGAATCTTGAGGCGTCGGTACGCTTCTATGCCGAAGTTGATAATTATGCGTCTCTACCCGGCATGAATGACAAAGAATTACGGCGCATGGCTGATCGTGTTGCCGGTCAGCTGATGCAGAATTTCGCAAATTACTGTGACGAGTTTGTGGCAGAAAACGGCGGCGATAAGCTGCTGGACGATGCCACACAATCAGGATTTTATGGCCACATTGCCGGTATGGCGCGCGCCTTCAACATCACCCCGATGCACTGGCGCAAATACCGCAAAGGCAAACTGGATGCCCGGTCAGCGGTTGCCAGTATGTCGCGATTGGTAAATGCCGAATGGTGGGAACGCCAGTTGAAGGCTCAGCGCACGCGCTGGCGCGAGGCGTTGCTGATCGCCGTCGGCAATGTGAACCGTGGGGCGTCGTCATACGCCAGTCGGCAGGCAATCACCGATGTGAAAGCGCGCCGTCAGTCAAATTTTGATTATCTTAACAGCCGCGAGCTTGAGAACGTCGAAACCGGCGAACGCTTCAGCCTCATCGACAAGGTGATGGCAAGTATCTCTAACCCGGAAATTCGTCGTATGGAGTTAATGGCGATGATCGCCGGTGTTGAGCAGGCCGCTGCTATCCGTGGCGATAAAGGGATGTTTATCACCATCACCACCCCATCCAAATATCACCCGACGCGCGCCGTCGGCAAGAACAGCCCGAAGGTGCATTTTAATCACAAATGGGATGAAGAGGCGTACACGCCAAAAGACGGCCAGCGCTACCTTGTGAAGCTGTTTAGCAAGATCCGCACAGCGTTTAAAGATGCGGGCCTGCAGGTCTACGGCGTGCGCGTTGTCGAACCGCACCATGATGCGACGCCGCACTGGCATATGATGCTGTTTACCTCCAAAAAGCAGCGCCAGCAGGTGATCGACATCATGCGCCGTTATGCCATGGCTGAAGATGGGGATGAGCGCGGCGCCGCTAAAAACCGGTTTGACTGCAAGCACCTGAACAAAGGCGGTGCGGCGGGCTATATCGCCAAATACATTGCAAAAAATATCGACGGCTACGCGCTGGACGGCGAGCGCGATCATGAAACCGGCGAGCTGTTGACTGATACGGCGGCCGCCGTCACCGCGTGGGCTTCAACGTGGCGTATCCCTCAATTCCACTTTATCGGCCTGCCGTCGCGCGGCGCATGGCGTGAGTGCCGCAAGATCCGCTCTGTCAGTCTGGCCGATGAGTTTGACGAAACCGTTGAGGCGGTGCGCGCTGCTGCTGATGCCGGTGACTTTGCCGCTTACATTCTGGCCCAGGGCGGCCCTAACGTTGCCCGTGACGATCAGACTGTGCGTGTAGCCCGCCGAGTTGCCGACGAGCGCAACGCCTATGACGAAGAAGTGCAGAAAATCGCGGGGATTTTTGCCCCGCACATCGGCGCCGATCGCGTTTATGAAACCCGCACCACGCAATGGCGCATTGTCGCTAAAGCCGTTGCCGTTGAGCCTTTGACTTTGAAA